TCATCACCGCTTTGGGTACGGGAACGGGCGGGGTTGGAACTTACACCTTGAGCGTGGCAAGTACGGTAGCCGTTGGCGTAACCATGTTTGGCATTAACTTTTCTGTTTTGCCCTCTAGTGACGGTGCTTTTAGCGGTGCAAACACGGTGGATGTGATTGACAACTACATTGTCTACAACAACCCAACGACTCAAGAATGGGGATCAACTGACCTTTTGTCGCCCATTTCTCCCAATACTAGCTATTCGTTAAAAGACGGTGCGCCTGATGATTTGGTAGCTTTGATCGTTGATCACCGTGAAGTTTATTTGATGGGTGAGATTTCCTCAGAGGTTTGGACAGACGTTGGAACTGTGCCTTTCCCGTTTCAAAGGATTCCTGGCACATCTACCCAACACGGTATTGCAGCGCCCTTTTCCCTATATCGACTTGGAAACTCATTTGCTTACGTTTCACGCAATAACCGTGGACAATCCCAAATCATGCAAATGCAAGGGTACATCCCACAGAGGATTTCTACCCATGCGGTTGAGAACACATTAGCCAATCAATACGTTGAAGATGCGATTGCGTGGACTTATCAGCTTGAAGGCCATGAAGTTTATGTGGTGACGTTTCCCACATTAAATTTGACATGGGCCTATGACAGTACCACTCAGCTGTGGCACAAATGGCTTTACACAAATAATGACAATGAATATCAACGTCACCGTGGTAATTGTTGCGCTACTTTTCAGGGTTTGGTCATTATTGGTGACTATGAAAACGGCAAACTTTACCAATTAGACAAGACCAATTACACAGACGATGGGCAGAACGTCCGCAGATTACGCAGAGCGCCTCACTTGGTGACTGAGTTTCAAAGGCAATACTTTGATGAATTGCAGATTCAGTTTCAGCCAGGCGTGGGGACAACGGGTCTTTCTGCTGCGTTGCAACAAGTCAATTTGCAAAGTCCCTACATCATTACCGACACGGGTACTCTTACAATAGGCGCATTGGAAATTGTTAATTTGGGCGAGTTCAATACCATTAACCAATTAACCCCTACAACCAACCCACAAGCAATGCTGCGGTGGTCAAATGACGGTGGTTCAACTTGGTCAAATGAGCATTGGACGGGCGTTGGTCAAACGGGTAAATACAGAAATCGTGCTATTTGGCGTAGATTGGGAACAGCCCGAGACAGAATCTTTGAAGTGGTGGTGACTGATCCTGTTAACTTTGTCATCATTTCAGCAAACCTTAAAGTACAAGGGGCAGACAACTAATGGCTACTTCAGGACTTTCAAGTACACAACAGATCAACCCTTATCCACAAACGCAATTTTTGGATGGGCAGACTAACCGTCCATCACGGGCGTGGCAACAGTTTTTCCTTAATTTGCTGAATTTCAGTTCTGCCACAACTGCCACAGCGGGGTCTGCAACGCTGCCCGCTAACCCTGTTGGGTTTATAAATGTCACCGTAAATGGTCAGGCTTATAAAGTGCCTTACTACAATGTTTGAGAAAGCCTAAGTCATGGACAACACAATAAATTCATTAGTTTCTGCAACTGTTGGCGTAACTGACCAACAAGTTAAAGATGCGTTGGCGGCAAACCCAGGCATGAGTGATTCTCAAATTGCTCAAGCGATGCAAACTTATGGCGTTACCCCTGCTCAAATGGCTAGGGTTGTTGGCGTGTCTGAAGGCGAAGTGGCGGCAAGGGTTGCCGCTACCATCCCCCCTGGTCAATCAGTAACCCTTGGCAACATAATTGTTCAGCCTCAATATCAAACCATTGGTGACGGTGAAAACCAACAAATTGGCGGTCTTGAAAATGTTTACACCTATAAAGTTGGCGAAAACAAAACGGGCGGTGGTTATAACCAATACAACCCTGATGGCACTTTACAACGTCAAGGCACTCAACAAGAAGTTGATGCAAACAAAGACTTTCTAAAGTTTGCTCTTGGTAGCGCTGCTTTATTTGGCGGTTTAGGCGGTGGTTTTGATAGCCTTTTTGGTGGCGGCACAACAGGAGGTACTAGCCTTAATACCTTGGGTGGCGCTGACTATGGATTGGGAACTGGCGCTGGTGGCGTTACAGGCATGGGTACAGGCACGGGTATCACAAGCGGTTATTCAGGCTTGGGATTGAATGCGGGAACTGCGGGTTTAGGCGCTGAAGGCTTGGGCGCAGGGATTACTGCGGGAAGCGGTTTAACAGGCACAGGCGTGTTAACAGGCTCTACATTAGGAACGGGTTTATTGGGCAGTTCAGCGCTTAATAATTTGACAGGCACAGGCGTTTTAACTGGTTCTACCCTTGGCACAAGTTTGTTGGGAACGGGTGGTGGAACAGGCTTAACAGGCACGGGTGTGTTATCAGGGTCAGGACTTGGCACAACTTTGTTGGGCGCAGGCGCAGGGACGGGTCTTACAGGCGGTGTTGGCGGTACAGGCACGTTACTTGGCACAGGGCTTGGTGGTTCGGGAACAGGCGTTGTAGGCGGCACAGGGGTTGTGGGCGGTACGGGCGTTGTTGGTGGGACAGGCACAGGAACGGGAACAGGCGTGGGTTCAGTTTTAGGCACAGGCTTAGGAACGGGTCTAGGCTTGTCTGCCCTTGGAACAGGATTAGGCGCTTATGCCAATCAACAAGGCATTTCTGATGCTAGAAACCTAATTAACCAATATGGTTCTTTAGCGGGTTCAAACCTAACAAACGCATACGCAAATGCACAAAATCTAGGCACAGCCAACCGTTTAGATTTAGCCAACATTAACCAAAACGCTGGCACTAATTTACAAAACTTGTATAACCAACAAGTTGGTTATCAGCAGCCCTATCAAAGCATTGGAAGCCAAGGCGCATCAGGCTTGGGTGCAAATGCAGATTATTTCAACCGTCAATTTACAAATGCTGACCTTAACGCTAATTTAGCGCCTAACTACGCATTCCAACTGCAACAAGGCCAAATGGCTAACCAACGTGCAGCCAACATGGGTGGTGGTAGCTTGGGCGGTAATGCTTTGCAAGGTCTGCAAAAGTACACCCAAGACTATGCGGGTGGTGCGTATCAAAATGCGTTTAATAACTTCAATACGCAACGCCAAAACATTTATAGCAATTTGGCAGACATGGCTAAAATTGGCGGCACTTCAGCGGGTCAATTGGCGGGTCTTGGTAATCAATACGGTTCTAACATGGGTTCGTTGGCTTCCAACTTTGGTCAAAACCTTACACAAAGCTATGGTCAAGGTATTGGGGCAGCAAATGCTTATGGCTTAAACACAGCCAATCTTGCAACGGGTATCGGATCAGCTTTGGCAACAAACGCCACACAATCAGGCGCAAACAATGCAGCCCTTTTAAGCAATCTTGGCAATACTGCATTACTTGGCTCTATGCTTAAAGCGACATAAGGACAAATCATGGCTGACTTTTCAATGAACGTAAATTACGCTAAACCCCAAACGACAAGTCTTGGGGACATGGTGGGCTTGGCTGGTGGAATTCAGAACTTCCAACAAGCCCAACAGATGAATCCTTTGGCCTTGGAAAAAGCTCAGATTGAGAATCAAGTTTTAAAGCAAAAGAACGATGAGCGCTTAAAACTGCAAGATTTCACAAGCAATCCTGACAATTGGCAAACCAACGGTCGCATTGACATGGACAAACTTAATTCTGTGATTCCAAGAATTGCGCCTTTGACGGGCGCTGATGTAATCAGTTCATTTAGTGGATTACACAAAAGCCAAACTGATGCAACAAAAGCCAAAAATGCCATGACGCAAGATATGCGTCAAATTGTTGGTGGACGTTTGGGCATCTTGGGACGCATGGGCATTGATGATCCGCAAACGGTTATTGGTGAATTGGATCGTCTTAAAAAGGAAAACCCCGATAGCCGTGAAGTGCATGACTTAATTGAGGCTTACAAAATTCCATTAAGCAGAGCAAGCCGTGGCCCTAATGTTGTAAAAGATTTGATTGCCCAGGAACAATCTTTGTTGTCACCAGCGCAAAAAGAATCTTCATTAACACCAAGCATCAGCACAACAGCGCAAGGTCAAACAATACTTACGCAGCCTAGCGTGGCGGGTTCTGCGCCTACGGCTACTATTGGTGTGGCTGCTGGCTTGCAAAACACTCCATTGCAGCCTGGTGCTGTTGGCGGTCAAAGACCTACAGTTGGCAGTTTGCCATTGCCTTACCCCGTTAGAAGCGCATCACAACCTTATGCGCCAGAGCCAACAGAAGCCGCAGACCAAGCGTCAGGTCAAAGCTACCGCACACGGTTGATTGAGGCTCAAGGCACTTTGCCACAAAGCAGAAGGAATGTTGAGGAAGTTATCAAGCAAGCCACAGGAATTGGTGAAAACCTTAAATTCCCTAGCGGTGGTGTTTTAGGCCGATTAGAGCAAAGAGTGCTTATGGCTATGAAAAGCGATGAGTACGATATGCTTGCCAAAGACTTGGCTAACATGGCCTTGTCTAATACAAAGGCTATGGGTGGCGTTGGCAACACCGTGGCGGGCTTGGATATGCAAGCGGTGGCTAACGGTACGGTTAAAGTGCCAACAGGCGTTTTGATTAACATTGCCCGTAGGGTTCAGGCCGATCAGACCAATATTGATATGCAAGCCAATGGCGCACAGAAGTTTGCACAACAATATGGCGACAACAACATTAAGGCTTATCAGCAATTGTGGAATGCCAACGCTGACACCAAGATTTTTGAAGTTATGAACATTTACAAAGACATAACTGACCCAACTAAACGCAAGTTTGAGATTGAAAAACTGCTAGGAAGTGACCCCGCAAAGCGTCAAGAGTTTTACAATAAGTATCAGAACATTAAGAAATTGTCTGAAACTGGAGGTTTGTGATGGATGAACTTGGCGCACTTATTTTAGGTAAACCGTCAGAATCTACTGCTTCCCCCAAAAAATTTACCACAGGCTCACCAAAAACGCAGTCTGAACGTGATCAAGAAGCATTGAGAATTTTTCAAGACGAACTTACAAACACACAAGATAAATTAAGCAAAACAACTGATCCGCAACAAAAAAGGCGTTTGCAGGGTGATGTAGATGCTTTACTGAATGAAATTTCACGAAAGTCTAAAACACCACTAGCGCCCAAACAAACGCAGCAACCGAAGCAAACGCAACAACAAACCCCTCAAGATGAACTAGGGGCAATGATTCTTGGCAAGCAAACGCAGCCAGGCCAACCAAGCCAGCAAGAAAGCACCGCTGGCGGTGGGCGTGGTTCTTATGCGGGCTTTGATCCACAAGCTAAAGCTATTGCTGAAGGCCAATCAACCCGTGGCCCAAGACAACCCGAAGGAACGGCATTAGGCCGAATGGCGGGCAATTTCTTAGGTCAAGTGCAAGAAGGCAAACGAGCGCTAGGTGAGATCATTACAGCGCCATTGGCGGGCATGGCAACAAGCGTTCTTGGCCCTGCAACGGGTATTGTGGCAACAATGCGCCATCCTGAGTTTGGCTCACAAGCAGCTATTAGGGCTGGTCAAGAACAATCCGAAAACTTACAACGGCAGCTGTCGCCTGAAATCAGAACACCACAAGCACAAGCTGTTTTAGGCCAATTGCAAAAAGCGTTTGAGGCTTCTAAAGTTCCTCCAAACATCATGCCTGAATTGCAGGGTTTTGCACCATTAGCCGCACCAGCTGCACAGCAAGCAAGACAGGCCGTAGGTCAAGCCGTTCAAGTTGGAAAGCAAATTCCCGCAGCCATTGGCAAACAACTTGGCGTTGGTGAACTAGAACTACAAAGACAGTTTGAAGCCAAAGGCGGTCAACCACAAATTCAGCCACAAGTTCAAGCCCCACTTGGCAGCGTTGGTGCAGCCAAAGTTGAGGCTAATCCTTACGCTGGCGCAATTACTGGCGAAGAATCAGCAAGGGGTCAGTTTCCTCAAATCAAGTTGTCTAAGACTGCTCAAGATGTGCCAGGTACTGAACAAACAACTAGATCGCAAATTGCCAATGAAATTATGGGTGACACGGGTCAAGTTCGCCCAGGCGTGATTACGGGCAATGAAAACACGCTGCGTAATGAATACACCAAGGCAAAGATGGCTAACCCCACTCCTGAAGGTGAATTGTTTAAACAACAGATTGCCAATGAACAAGTGGCGTTGTCTAATTATGCCCAAAAGCGTATTGAGAACACAGGCGCTAGTCCAACATTGGTTACGCCTTATGAACGTGGTGAGCGTATCAATGACACATTTGCTGGTCAAGATGGTTTGTCTGGTTTTTTTAAAAATGAAAAAACCAAACTTTATGATGATGCAAAACTAACCGTTGGTGACAATCCCGTTCAATCTCCAACTTTAGAAAGTCTAATCAATTCCCCTCAATTTAAAGCCGAATTAAAAATTAGAAAACAAGCTGACTTTACTGGCGGTTTAAAAGAATTGTTGGACTTGCACACTACGCAAGGTTTAGAAGGCACATTACCAAGCAGCATTGCTGGATTAGAAAAACTGCGTCAATCTTTGAATGCTCAATGGACTCCAGACAATGCTTATGCAATTCGCAAAGCTGTTGATGCTATTGATACAGACATTGCCAAAGCTGGCGGCCCTGGTCTTTATGAGAAAGCTAGAAGTTTGCACCAGGCTGAAAAAGTGCTGTTTGGCTCTAAAGGTATTAAAGAAATATTTGGTGAAATTGACCCTAATGGCGTTCAGAAAGCAACAGCTTTTGATGCAATTCCCCAAAAACTAAACAGTATGCCCCTTGATCAATGGCGGCATATTTACGACACAGCTGAAAAAGTTTCTAAGGGAACGATTACTGGCCCTGTTGATAAAGCAACGGGTTTGCCAAAATGGACTGTTGAAGTTCCACAAGAACTACGGATTTCTGCTGAATCAGCAATGAACGAAATGCGTGGCAACCTTGCCCGTGAAATTTACCAAGCGGGCGCAGCCAAAGCGGGTGAGTGGAATCAAAACTCTGTCAATAAAATTTTGAACGCTAGAGCCGACAAGATCAAAGTGGCGTTTTCTCCTGAAGAACAAAAAGCCTTTCACACATTAAACATGGGCGGTTACTTGATGCCTGGCGTTCACGGCTACGAGGGCGCTGGTCAGCAAATGCGTAGAGTTGGCATGATTGAAGGCAACCTTGGTAAGATTGGTGCAACTACTGGCGCAGCTGCGGGAACTGCAATCTTTGGCCCTGGCGTTGGTACTGCCGTTGGTGGCTATTTAGGCGGCAAAGCGGGCGTGGCGGGTTCAGAAAAACTTGCTACTAGAGCATTAGGTAAAGAAGCCCAAAAGTCTCAAAAAGAGATGCAAAAGGCTGCACAACTTGGCACTAAACTTTCAGACGTAGGAAAATAAACATGGCAGTCAATCTTGCACCCATTGGTAATGGTTTTCAATTCTTTACCAACACAGGCATTCCCTTAAACGGTGGGTATATTTATACCTACCAAGCAGGGTCTAGCACTCCGCTAACCACTTACACCACTTCAGCGGGAACGATTGCCAACACCAATCCAATTCAATTGGGGACTAGCGGGCGGCCTCCACAAGAGATTTGGCTAACTGAAGGCTTTTCTTACAAGTTTGTTTTGACAGACTCTGCCAACGTGCAGATTGCCACTTACGACAACCTTTATGGCATCTTGGGAACTAGCGCAGCTGTAACCCCAATTCCATCGGGTGCAATTGTGATGTGGTCAGGCTCTATTGGTTCTATCCCTGCGGGCTATTACCTTTGCGATGGTCAGAACGGCACACCCAATTTGAAAGATCGTTTTGTGGTGGGTGCGGGTAATACTTATGCTGTGGGCAATACAGGCGGCTTTACGTCTGCCGTAACGGGTTCAGGCGGCACAAACTTGCCTTTGTACTATGCGCTTGCATTTATCCAAAAGAGTTGATATGTCTGACATTGATTTGGTCAAATACGGGGTTCTTTGGCAAAAAGTTGAATCAATGGAAGCCAAGATTGACAAGCTAGAGGCCAACATGGAAATCCTGATTGCCCTGGCTAACAAGGGGCGTGGCGGCTTTTGGATGGGTATGGCGCTTGTGTCAGGCGTTTCCTCAATCTTTGGTTACATTTCACACTATTGGTCAAAGTAAATGAATGCGTTGGCTCATTGCACTTGTTTTGGTTCTAGCGCTTCAATCGACAGGGCAAGACCTTTGTAGTGTTAGAGAGTTTTACGTCATTGCTTACACAATCCACAACCCAAGTGAGCGTCATCAGCAAATGTCTATATGGCTTACAAACCATCAGAAGTTATGCAAAAGTTCCGACTTTGTAGTAATTTGGAATAATTTAAGTGAATGGGCTGGTGCGGCTGATGGTGCAGAGTTAAGACATAAGGTTATTCAAGGATATAAGACAGCACTTGAAAGGGAAAAAAAATGATTGAATCAATCAAGTTATTCCCAACCGTTCAAGCGTCAGGATACCCAGACAGGCATGATCTTGCCCAAGTAAAGCTAGAAAAACAGCATGAGGCCAACAAAATTGTTGAATTGGCAAAGCAAAAGCAAGTTCAGCTGCAAGACATAGGGTTTGAGATTTACTGTAAAAAGGTAGTTCAAGAGCGACTCCGCATGGAGATATTCCAAAACCGCAAATTGGATATTTATGTATGACCACAAAACCAATACTCAAACCAACAAAACCGCAGATAGAAGTGAAAGACAAACTAACGCTGTGGGTGACCTTGATGGTCAGCGCAACCCTGTGCATCTCTGTCTTGGCTATGGTGATCAGCTTTATGCTTGGCCTTTGGGCCAAAGAAGTGGACAACGCAGAAATCTTCAAAATGATTTCACCCGCTTTTTCTACACTTATAGGCGGCATGATTGGATTCCTGAGTGGTATCAAACTTATGCAAAATGAAGATAAATCAAAATCTTGTAAGGATTAACTATGTTTGAAGTTTTAAGCGGTGGATTGTTGGGTTCTATTTTTGGTGGCATCTTTAGGATGGCCCCCGAAGTGCTAAAGTGGCTTGATAAAAAAAATGAGCGCCAGCATGAACTGAATATGTTTAAGTTCCAATGCGACTTGGAAGCGCAACGTGGTCAGCAGAAATTAGCTGAAATTGGCGCACAACGGGAAGCAGCCATTGATGTGGGCGTGATGGATGCGTTTAATAACGCAATCACACAACAGGCCGAGATGGTTAAAGCAGCGGGTGGGTGGGTAGCGTCCCTGTCGGCCTCTGTGCGCCCTATGGTGACTTATTGGGTTTTGTTTGTTTGGTCATTTATCCATGTTTGGTTTGCCTACAACGCCTGGTTAAATGGTGCGCCCGCTGTAGAAGTGTTTAAAACCATGATGACCCCTGACTTTTCTGCTTTGCTTTCAGGAACAATTAATTATTGGTTTCTTGACCGTACATTGTCTAAGAGGGGTATATGAACCTAGAACTGGCTGCTGCTCTGTGTCGCCAGTTTGAGGGGTTTAGGTCTAAGCCTTACCTATGCCCCGCTAACGTGGCTACGATTGGCTACGGGTCAACTTACTATTCAGACGGGCGCAAAGTGACCTTGGAAGATGCCCCTATGGATGAGCCTACAGCAAGAGCGCTGCTGATGGTGGAACTTGAGCATACTTATTTGCCAGGCGTGTTGCGGCAATGCCCCATCCTTGCGACTGATGAGCGCAAATGTAACGCCATCGTGGACTTTGTTTATAACCTTGGGAATGGGCGACTCCAAACTTCAACCCTCAAGCGTAAGATTAACGCAGGGGATTGGGAGGGCGCTAAAGAGCAATTGATGCTGTGGACAAAAGGGGGCGGCAAAGTGTTGCCAGGCTTACTGAAACGCAGAAAAGCCGAGTGCGCCCTTATTTCTTAGCGTCTTTGATAAAGATGCTAAAACTGTCAATTGTGACTTTGCCAAAAGGCAGCGGCTCTATGCGTTTTGCGTAATCGTCAAGGGCATCGTTCCAACCCGCATCGTAAGCAGCGCATACAGCGTCTATGGAGGCTTCTTGAGCGCCTGTCATGCGTAGCAAACTAATTAGATCGTCTTTGGTCATTTGTAATCCTTTGATGTTTGCCTATTTTCCTAGCAAGCCAACAAGATTGGCAAATCCACTTATGCCCCATGTCAATCCCGCCCTCTGGCGGTTTAACTTCATCACATTTATTGCAAGATCGTAATTTGTGGACGGGCTGATTGCCGTTTAGTCCGAGTGGATACATTGCCATTCTCTTTCATTTCTGCCTGAATTGGATTTAACCGTGTTGCCTGTCAATTGAATAAGCCCAATAACTTTCATTTCGTTTAAGCGCCTGGCTACTTGATTACCATCTAGGTTTGTACGGGCTGAAATCCCGTCTTTGCCCAAAGCACCGTGTTTTTGTAAGCAATCTAAAATAACCTGGTGATGTTGAGAAACAGCGTCTTTGATTGACTCTGCTGCTTCAAATGAGGTTACGGGATCGTTAGCCCTGACCCGTGGAAATTCGGGAAATATTCTGTCAAACATTCTTTTGTAGTCCATGATTGTTCCTAATGGGTGGGGGGATTGCTGCTCGTCTGCAAGCTAGGAAAATCCTTTGCACAGCTTTCCCCCCGTAAACTTAAAAATCTATGTCATCGTCTTTTGGCAGACCTTTGTAGGTATCTTCAGGATCATTCAAAAATGCCCGTCCATCCCAATTGCGTGGTTCAACATCAATAATCAACATTTCGCCCGCCTTGGTTTCAATAACGCTGCCAATAGCCCGATAGCGGTGTTTTGTTTTGCCATCCTTATCTGTGTAAGAACCAATAGAGGCTTTGACAATTTTTAGAGTTTTAGACATTTTTAATTTCCATAAGTTGAGCAATTTTTATATCAAGTTCATTCAAGAATTTGACAATTTCTTCTTCCATTAGCCTGATATACATATTGTCCCGAGGGACACGTTTAACAAACAACTGAAGTTCTGCGGGTAGACGGTTGTCAAAAGACACAAAGTCACACCATGAACGCCCCGTGCAAGCCATTTGGAATTGCATTTGCGTGTTGTACTTGCCTGGCACAGTTTGACTTAGCAAAGTCTCAATATGCGTGGCTGTGTTTGGGCATTTGATTTCCAACAGGCCATCGTCACCAACCAGGCCATCAGGAGAAGCGCCCGCCATAATGATGGATGGATGGGGAACAAACCCTACTTCATCGACTAATACGTTTTGGGCGACTTCATACGATATACGGGCTAACGGTTCTGTTTCAGTTCCATGTTGCATAGCAGCATTTGTGAAACTATCCCCTTTTTGACCCGTCAGGCGCTCGCACACCAGCTGCGCCATGTAATTGTCCCTAGTTGTTGAATAACCCGTTTTTGTCTTGGCAAGCACATCAGCCACACGGGATGCGGTGACTTTGCCAATTCGTGCTGCAAACCATTCGTCTGAGCGTTGTTCAATCATTTCAATCATAATTTCCCCTTTGCTTTGTCTTTGGCTGCAATAACTTTCTTTTGCCAATCAGAATCACCGTTACAAGCGGCATAAGCGGCTTTGTAGGCGTTTTTCAGACTGTCTTGATCGGTAGATGCCTCAATAGCCGCTAAATGGTCTACAAGGGCATTTTCGTCAATTGTTGAAGTAATCACGGTTCTGCGGTTGGCTGCGTTGCCATCATCATCTTCAGGGGCTATCCCACAAGCTGCCATCAGCGATCCTCTGCGGGCATAGGTCAAAGCGCTCATGTGGCCTTGTGGGTCTGCTTTGCTTGCGGGGAAGTGCAGAATGCCGCATTCCATCATTTCGCCTGACTCATGGACAAACATGGTTTCAACCATCACGCCATTTTCACAGTCATAAGATTTCTGCACCAGGGCAATGCCGTTGTTGTTTAAAGCGTCTAGGACAGCTTCAACGCAAGCGGATAGGTCAGCATAGCGTGACTTGAAATGCGGGTTTGTAGAGGACTTTAAAGCAGGGCCAAAAGCCTTTTGTGCTTTGACCAATGCGGTTGCTAGATTTTTCATGCTTCTTCCTTTAAATAAGCCGTAAGGCGTTTGATTCGGTCTGAGTGATAGTCACCCATGCGCTTTGCGTATTCCTGGGCGCTGAGTGCGTCTAATAGCTTGCGCTGGGCTGTTTCAAGTTCTTTGGCTGCCAACTCTTTAGCTGATGGCAAGCGAAAGTAATCTTTGATGTGGTCAAACATGGTTAACCCCTCCAGGCCAGCATCACGCCAATGCCGCCAAAGATAACAATTGCTAACACGCACTCAATAATTGTTTGGATAATCTTAGATTTCATTTTGTTCTTTCAGCATACGGGCGTGGTGAATCTTGGTTTCAGACATGATGTGTTGGAATTCTGATAAAGGCAGATCACAAGAAATGTCATCACCCTTTAGGTTAAAAATAAACACATCGTAAATTTCCGCTGAGTTATGGTTATGCGGCATATTGATTTCAGGTGGGTAGTAGTCATAACCTACCTTGACGTTCTCAAGCGTTGTGCCATTGTCATAAGACACAACGTCATCAAAGTAATAGTGGAGTTTGTAGTCAATCATTTGGTTTCCTTAGAGGGCCGAAGCCCTGGTTAGTTAATTTGGGATTAAGTTTTGAGCAATGGTTTTTTTTGCGTCTTTTAATCTGGAAAAAGTCCAACGAAATTTGCCATCAACAAAAATTTCCCAACTGGATGACAATGTGTTGCAACGAAAACCATAATCCTGAACACGAACAATGGTAATGTTGCCTTGGGTAAAAACTGTTTTGCGGATCATGTGCAACCCCTTAAATGCGTGAAGGCTGTGTACCAACCAGTTCGCCATCCATAATCATGAACAGAATGGTTTTGGCAATGTTGAGGGTTTGCCTGGCACGTTCTGTGTCTCTTGTCATCAACTCTTGAGCGTCAGACATAAGGCCAGCAACAACCATGTTGCCGCCTGTAAATTGGTAAGTGATAGATTCTTTGACCGACTCAATGTAAGAGTCAATATCATCAAAACCATACATGGACACGTTGCGGCTGGATTGTGTAGAAGTTGTCATTTGATTTCCTTAAAAGACCCTGTGCGATTTGCTAGGGCATGATGTGATTGTAAGCTAGCTTAACAACTAAATACTAGGTGCTTACCCTTAAATTTGCGTAAAAAACAACAAATAATTTAAGTATTTGCTAATTTTTTTGCGTAAGTAACAGCCTGGTCAAACATGGTTGGCGGGTAAATTCTGGTTGTTACCACTTGTTCTGCGTCTGTGTCGATCAAGGTGACTGCGTAACCTTTTTGAACCTTAGTCACCAGGGAAGCGATGCCATCCAAAACATTGACAAATGTTGCGACTTGGTTTGAGACTTGAGAAATAATCATTTTTAACCCCTTGCGTATTGGTAAACTGTTTTGCAGTAATCAAAATAATTGCCGCTTCTTTTTGCGTTGTTTGACCAGGCAACAACAACAGAGCCTGATTTTTTGACCCCATAAAAGCGCCCAAGACTGCCGCCAGCGCTAACCCATTGACCAGGCCGTAAGGCCCGCACTTGGTCATTAGTTAATTTCCAAATGTCAATTGTTTTTTGAAATTTCATGTTGTTCCCCTTATGCTGCCAAACGTCCAACAGAATTGAAGCCGTAACCGTCATCGCCTAAAAAGGCGACACGGGCCAATGTGGGGCTAGGCTGTGTCTCACAGAAATTAAGAGCAGAAACCCGATCCATGATGCGTCTTTGATCGTTGTAATCAATTGAGTCAGCGATGTAAGCGCCTTGGCAGCCGTCTTTTACAGCTGGCACTTGCAAGCCGTAATATTCACAAGCTGCTTGCACAGCTGCTTGCATAACTTCTACAGTCAACTCACGCCTAACAAAAATGTAGTTAGCGCCAAAGCTAGTCTCAACACCGTCCAGACTGCTGTAGTTGTAACCTTTGTAATCGGTCATACCGTCAAAGTAAGCGCCCTCAAACATTGCCACAACATTTTTGACAGCATCGTAAGTTGGGCCATTGGTGTAGCTGATGTTGATTGAAGCGCCCATGCTGTATGTGCTAGAACGCACAGAGAACCGAATGCCAGGGAAAGACTCTTTGAGAGCAGCACGAATTAATTTTGCTGTTTCGGCACATGAGAGATATTGAGTGTCTGACATTTTGATTCTCCTTAAAGACCCCTTGCAAAATCGCTAGGGCATGAACGAAATATAAGCTAGCTTAATAGCCTTGTCAAATGGTATTTGTAAAGCCCCCTTAACTTTATAGGGTATTGACAAATTAGC